TAGATCCGAAAATCGCTTCGATTAAAGCAGCAGGAACTTACAGATTTGAATTTGACAAATCTCAAGTAGTTAGTATTCCTGCTAATCAGACAAGGTTAATTGTCGGTTTCTCTAAAACAGGTCCTTTTAATACTCCGGTATTTGTACCTGACACCGCATTCTTTAAGCAAGTTTATGGTGATATTGATAGAAACTTAGAAAGAAAGGATTCATTTTTCCACAGAAGCTGTTTGGCTGCGTTGGAAAGAGGACCGATTCTTGCACTTAACCTATTAAATTTAACAGCTGCCGATAAGGTAGAGTATATTAAATTTGGTACAGCAGCAACACCTGATGTTCAGGGTAATGCTGGAGCCTTAGGAGAATATCAAAAAATGTATAACAGAGATAAATTCTTTTATCCTGATTCAGACTCATTCTTAGATAATGTAGGTGCTGATAAATTAGCATTTAGTTCTTCGAGTACTAATGATTTATTAGATTTTACTAATTTAGGTCAAAAACCAGTTTCAGTTATTGTAAGAAAGGCATCTCAAGCTAATTCAACAGGTTTTAATGTAACGGCCGAAGAATGGTACGGTGCTGCAAATGTACCTGGTTTTTTAGATAAAGACAGTTTAGTATCTGACTTTTTAGTAGATGTATTTTTAATAGACGGTAATTTTGGTGGAGATTTTAATTCCGCTACCCCTTATGAAAGGTTTGCGGCAGATCCAACATTCCAAACTTACTTTGACAAGACACAAGGTTTAAAAAGAAGATTCTTTCAAGCAGATTCATCTGATACGATGATAGCTGAATTCTTTAATGAATCTGAAGTTGATGTTATTGCAACATATACTGCATCTCTTATTCCTAACTTTACAGATTTACTTGGTAATAACCTTTTTGTAGAAAAAGTTATTAATGCTGACACTGCATCTACCGGTATATTTGTCGCTGTGAATGAAGATCTTTTTGATGGTGATACATTAATTGATGGAGTTGCCGGTGGAATTGATATGATAGGACATAACTTAGAATGGACACAAGCAAATAATTTACAAAAAGATGTTAATTTCTTATCTTATAGTGGATCAATCGTATCTGACTTAAGTTATGCTGGTACAGGAACAACACCAAACTCAGTTGAACAAGTTGCTGAAATAATTAACACAGTAGAATTATCAAGTGGAAATATACAAATACAGATACAAGGTACTGTAGGCGATGCTTTATTCGATGCAACTGCTGGATTTACCGCAAACTCTGATACTGTAGTAGGAACTTATATACTAGGCGCGGTTTCTGGAGAATATATTCCTGTAATAAATGTAAACGTTGTAGGTAATACTGTAACTTTAGTATTATCAGGTGCAGGAAATACAACATTAGCTGACTTCCCAGCAGCCTTTCCAATAACTTATAATTATATAAATGAATCAGACTTTGGTTTTGTTACTGATGAAGCTATATTAGCCGATCCTAATAATTCTAATATTATAGGTGGATATGGATCTACATTATATAGCCAATTCTCAAACGGTACTCTTACCGATGGTGATGAAGCGGTATATTTGAATGGTGGTAATGAGTTTTTAAGTTATTTGGTTTTTAACGCTGTTGATTATGGATATGTTCATACAGCTACACCAACTTCTGCAATCTCAACTATCGCAATATCTGATAGTGATTATTATTTGCCATCTGTTCAGGTAACACCATACCAGGAAGATGCATTTACTAATACAACACCGCATGCTGAATTTACTTTAGATCCTGCTGGTGGTGGAGTTTTTATCGATACCGATTATGCAACAACTGGTGTAACTTATCCGGTAGGAACTTTAGGAATACAAACACTAAAAGGTGCTAATAACGTTTCTATAGATATTATATCAGATTCAACTACTGAGCCTTCATTAAAACCTAACCAAGTATTAATCGTTAGTGATAATCCTGATGCAGCCGATGTTAAAGTTGGTAATTATCTAATACATTCTGAAGGTTCTCCTTCCGTGCCACATTCAAGATTAACTAGAATTAATGTTGTTCAAGGTGGATTAACTAATGCTGAATACGGTACTATTCCGGTAGGTAAAAATGCCTTATTAGTAACATGCCAAAGTGAAATATCAACAACAACTGCCGCAGGTATTGTTAAGGTAGAGTTATATTATCCTATTGATGCATGGGTTGATTATTTAAATGTATTTACTTTAGATGGATTTAAATTAACTCCTTCACATGTACCTAATGGAACTAATGAAAGACAAAATGAAATCTTAAACGGTACTTTAAATGGAACTAATTTATTTAAGGCATTAACTGATAGAGATGTAATTAACTTTAGATATATTGTAGATACATTCGGAAACGGTATTGAAAGTGGATCTAAGGCGATCTATACAATATTAGCTTCTACTAGAAAGAATGCATTCGCAATATTAAATGCTCCGTCTGCTAAAGACTTTAAGAGCAATACAGATCCTTCGTTTAAAGATCTAACCGGAAGCTTATCATCTAGATTTATTTCTACTGGTGGTGATCTTGCAAAGAATCCTACGGTAAGATACTCATTACCATCTCAAACACAAGGTGCGAGTTGGGGAGCATTCTATTATCCGTTTATTACTGTTAGGGATTTAGGTAGAAATATAAATGTTGTACCGGCTGCATACATTTCAAATAACTTTATTGCAAAATATGAAAACGCTTTACCGTGGTCATTAGTTGCAGGGGTTCGAAGAGGTGTTGTAGGTGGAACTGGAGTTGTAGGATTAGAACTTAATCTTGGAAAAGAGGACAGAGAATACTTAGAACCATTTGGATTAAATCCAATTGTATTCCAAAGTGGAACTGGTCCAACAATCTTTGCAAATAAAACTGCACAGCAGACTACAAAATCTGCATTAAGTTCTATTAACTGTAGAGAGGTTGTAATTTACATTCAAGATGGAATTGATGCAATTCTTAGAAATTATCTATTCGAATTTAATACAGCACAAACAAGATTAGAAATTAAAACACTTGCTGATAACTTCTTAGCAACTGTTCAAAATGATGATGGTGTTTATGATTATAAAAATGTAATGGATGAAACTAATAATACTCCAGAGGTTATCGATCAAAATGTTGGTATCTTAGATACATACATTGAACCGGTAAGAGGAATGGAAATTCTCGTACAGAGAACAACAATTTTGAAAACAGGAGCTATTAGTGCAGGAAATTTTGAATAAGAAGAAACTAAATAAGAATATATAAAAAAAATAAAATAAACTATGCCACTACCACATTATACCCAATCAAGGGCCAGTAGCCAAAGGTACGAACCTGTTCAGCCTAACCTATTCGAGGTGACTGTATTTTCACCACTAGGGGATGATACGGGTTTAATCTTGGAGCAAGTTAAAACTATCGGAGGTTTAAATAACTTAAACCCTGCTGTAGATGCAATCGGACAGAAATATAAATTTGCTGACCGTTCATTTGCAAGTATGCCAGGTCAAACATTTATGGATCTGACTGTTAACTTTAGTCTTAACTTAAACGAAGCTAATGAAAACTACATTTACAATACATTCCGTAATTGGTACAAATTAATCTATGATCCATTGACTGGTGAAATGGGATTAAAGAAAGACTATGTTGGAAGTATGATCATTGTACAATATAACAGAGCAGGAGATATCTTTAGAAAGATCACCTGTAAAGATGTATTCCCTACAGGTCAACCTGATTTTGTAGATGAATTATCTTATGAAACTCCAGACGCAGTTGATTTAACAATGACTTATCGTTGTGATCACTGGGTTGAAGAAAATGTAGGAGCATAATAAACTCTTAAATATTTTTATAGAAAACTGGCTCTAGGGCCAGTTTTTTTGTCTTCACTCTAATATATATTATAAATTATATAATCTAAACATATGACAATCTTTAAAGTAATTAATGAAACAGATGGAAAAGTTTATGTAGGTTATTCAGTTAATGATAATCCTAATAATTTAGGAGCAGGTAAATATATTAAAAGAGCAGTTAAAGATTTTGGAACAAGATCTTTTCAAAAAACTATTCTTGAAGAATTTGAATCTGAAGAATCATTAAGCCATATAATGGAAAGGCTAGAATTTTGGATAAAAAATTATAAAGCCGATAATCCTAAATATGGATATAACGAAAGCGTACAAGAATTAATTCCACAAAAAAAGAGACTTACTAAAAAACTACAAGTACTCTTAACTCCAGAAGATGAAGACAATTTAAATGCAATTATTATCGAGAAATCAATGGAGAATAAAACAAAACCGCTGCCAGTATCCAGATATGTACGACAATTAATAGTTGAACATATAGTAGAGGAAACCGCACCTGAAAAACAATTAATAAAAACTAAATAATTATGAGTAGTCACGAAGACAACATTAAAAAAGAATTTGAGGCAGCTGAAGGTATAATAGATACTACCGCTGAAGTAAAAACAAATGCCGATGGTAAAATTACCGAGTTAGGCAAGGTAGATACCAGTAGAGGATCTGGTGTAACATCTATAGACGACCCAGAAATACAAAGAATACAATCATTAACAGGATATGTTAAATTGGATTTAGTAAACTTTCCATCTGGTGGACAATTTTATAGAGAAGATTTTGAAATTCATATTAGAGCCGCAAGGGTTGGTGAGATTAGAGAATTCTCTACATTAGATGAAGAAAATATTTTAGATGTAGATGAAAAGCTAAACTCACTTCTAGTGAACTGTACAAAAATTATGTATGGTAACCAAAGGGGATCGTATAGAGATGTATTAGAAGAGGATAGAATATACTTAATCTTATCTATTAGAGAGTTAACATTTAAAGATGGTGAAAATAAACTGATGATGCCAGTTACAAAAAAGAATTGTAAAACAGGAACCTGTAAATCACAAGAGTCAGTAGAGCTTAGAACAGGCAATCTTCAATTTAATGATAAAGATGATTTATTAGAAAAGTATTATGACCATGAAAATAAATGTTTTACTGTTACAACTAAAAATCATGGTACATTAACAATAGCACCACCAACAATTGGAGTTATGAGATCTGTTACTGATTGGATACGAAAAAGAGAAGAAGAAAATAAACCTTGGGATAAATCATCCTTAGGTATCTTACCTTATATTCAAAGAGAATGGAGAGGATTTAATGATAAAGAAATATTTTCAGCTATTACAAATTTTCAAGGCTGGGATTCTAGCAAATACTCAATTATTTATAGATTGGTAGAAAAAGCAAAAATAGGTGTAAAGCCGGAATTTTCATTTCCGTGTGAAAGCTGTGGTGAGGAGGTCGCAGTCCCGCTCACGTTTCCCGGCGGGATCAAAGCTCTCTTTATTATTCAAGATATCTCTTCTGAACTTTTATAAAGTACGAGTACTATTATTAGAAAAGTTGCATCTCCAGCCTTCAGAGCTGGATTTGCTTCCTTTCTATGAGTATGAATATACTTTAGAAATGTTTAATGAGATTCTTAAGGATCGTAACGACGAGGATAAACAGAATACTCAATCCTATTCGGATAAATATAATACGGACAGCATGTCTAAGTCTATGAATAAACAGATGAGTTCATTTAAAGCTCCATCTATGCCAAAGATTAGTATGCCGAAGTTCTGATAAATAAATAGATTGAATGGCTGCTGTAACTCTTAAAGATTTAATGGACCCTCTATCAAAAATAGAGGCCGCTGCACAGAGCACTAATGAAAAATTAGATGCTCTTATTGCAGTTTCTACCGGTAGTGACGGTGGCGGTAATTTTACGAAGGAGGTTGTTAATCAGTTAGAAAAACAAACTGACTTACTTAGAGTAATAGCAAACTCTGGTGGTGATTCATCCAATGCAAATCAAGTAGGTTTATTAATAGATGAAGCATTTACACAAACTCAATTACTAACTGCCATTGAAGCAAACACCTCTAGAAATCCTTTAGGTGGAATGTTTAGTAAAAAAGGTGGTAAGGCTAAGAAAAGTAATGCTGGTGCTACATTAGAAGATTTAGGTCTTGGTGCAAAACTAACAGCCAAAGCCATGATGCTATGGTTATTAGTACCTAAGAAATCTTTAAGTAAATTTAAAGGTTTTGTAACAGATACACTTGATGCCTTTCAAGGTATAAAACCTAAAAAAGTAAAAGCAGGTGCTGATGCTCTTGCTGTTGCTTCTGGTGCTGCAATGATATCTGCAAAGGCATTAATGATTTGGGCTTTTGTACCTGAATCAGCTATTGATAAATTTACAGCTTATATAACTAAATTAGATAAAGCTTTATCTAAGACTACTCCTAAAAAGGCTAAGAAAGGTGCAGAAACTTTGGCCTTAATGGGAGATGCACTTTTAAAATTTGCAAAAGGATTAGCTTTATCTGCAATATTAGTTCCATTAGGTTTAATAGCAATACCGTTTTTATTATTAGCTGTGACTGCCGTTGGTGGTATTATGGCTCTAATAGGTGGTAAGAAATTTTCTAAAAGAATAGGTAGAGGAGCAAAGACTTTAGATAAAGTAGGAGATGCATTAAAATCTTTTGCAATAGGAATTGGTTTATTTGCACTTTCTACAATGTTTATAATAATGGCTCCTGCTATTTTAATAGGTATGGTAGCTTCGCTAGTATTAATACCTGGTGCCATTGCAATATTAGGTGGTAAGAAAACGTCTAAAAGAATTAGAAGAGGTGCATTAGGCCTAGCTCTTTTGGGTGTAGCATTAATACCTTTTGCTTTAGGTTTAGTACTCTTTTCAATGGCTACAAAAGGAAATGGTATTGGTGATGTTCTTATACAAGGTGCTACAATACTAGCAATAGGTGGAGCTGCTGCATTAGTTGGTAAGATGGGTATGAAGAATATTTTAATGGGTGCCTTGGCTATGGCAGTAAACGGTTTAGGATTAATGGTATTTAGTTTGGGATATGTGCCATTTGCAGACTCTACAAAAGGTATGTCTTTAGGTGATGTTGGTGTTCAGGCATTGGTGCTCGTAGCTGTAGGTGGAATTATGGCACTGGCAGGATTAGCCGTTGGTGCAACTGCTGGTTTAGCTTTGGCAGGGCCTGCTTTATATGCAGCTGCTGGTTTAGCTTTACAAGAATTAGCCCCTGGTTTACAGGCAATGAAAAAGGTAGACTTTAAAGAAAAAGAAGCTAAAGATTTATCATATACATTAGGTGCTGTTGCGATGGCTTTTGCTGGCGTTGATCCAGAAGCAGGATTCTTTGCAAATATTGGTAATGTATTTACTAGAGTTGTACAGAGTGGTGCAGGTGTTGCTGCCGCTGCGATGTATGGTGCTGCTGGTATGGCATTACAAGAATTATCAGTAGGTCTTACTAAATTTAAAGCAATAGGATT